GGCATTCTCAAAAGACAGACTTGCAGCAATGATTCGAGACACAGAAAAGATCAGAGACTGTGTAAAAGACTCAAAAAGCAGAGATAGTGGCAATACAACCATGCATAAGAAGTTTGCAGGTGGCAGTTGTACTATTGTTGGAAGTAATAGTCCAAGTGGATTGGCTAGTAGAAGTATCAGAATACTGTTAATGGATGAAATAGACAGGTGGGAAACTTCTGCAGGAAGTGAAGGTTCGCCAATATCTTTGGCTATTGCAAGAACCAAGACTTTCGCAAATCGCAAAATCTACATGTGTAGCACACCAACCATTAAAGGATTATCAGCAATCGAAGCTGCATTCGAAGAATCAGATAAACGCTATTACTACGTTCCGTGTCCAGAATGCCAACATATGCAAGTTTTGAAATGGAAAAACGTAGTCTGGGAAGAAGATAAACCTGAAACTGCTACTTATGCTTGCGAAGAATGCGGTTCAGTTATTGAAGAATCTAAAAAGCAATGGATGATTAAGAATGGTGAATGGAGAGCAACAGCAGAAAGTTTCAAAACAGCAGGATTTCATATATCGGAGCTTTATTCTGTTTGGTCAACATGGGGTCAGATGGCTAAAACATTTCTTGAGTCTAAAAAGAATCCAGAAACATTAAAAACATGGATAAACACAGCTTTAGGGGAAAGTTGGGAAGAACAAGGTGAAGCTGTTGAATATGAAACACTTCTTGAACGTAGATTGAACTATGATCACACCTCAGTTCCAGAAGATGTGTTAATTGTAACCTCTGCTGTAGACGTTCAACGTGATAGATTGGAATTACAAACCGTTGGATGGGGTAAAAACTACCAAGCATGGGTCTTGGATTATAAGATTCTATGGGGAGACCCAAATGCATTTAATGTTTGGAATGACTTAGACGCTTATCTCAAGAAACGATTTAAAACTGAAAACGACAGAATGATTCCTATCTCTTGTTGCACCGTTGACTCTGGTGGTCATCATACTCAAAGAGTTTATGAATTTACTAAAGCAAGACAGGGTAGAAGAGTATTTGCAATTAAGGGTTCAAACCAAACTGGTAAAGCAATTGCAAATAGACCTACTTTTGTTGGTAAAAATAAAGCTGTCCTTTATCCAGTTGGAACTGACACAGCAAAAGAAGCAATTTTTGCAAGATTATCTACCGACAAAGAAAATACAACGCTAAATTTTTGCTCAGATCTAGATGAGGAATACTTTAAGCAGCTCACAGCAGAAAAAAGAATCACAAAGTTTGTAAGAGGAAGAAAAACGCTTGTCTGGAAACAAATTAGACCAAGAAACGAAGCATTGGATACATTGGTTTACAATTTTGCAGCTATCTACATCCTGAATCCCAACTTTGACATCATTGAAGAGAAAATACTGACCAATGAGTCAAAACCGCAAGAAAAACAGGAAAATAGACCAAAAAGACCTATAAATAGACCCAATTTCGCTACTTCTTGGAAATAATTTCACTTTTTTGTATATATTTATATAAATATATGTATAATTATACTTATAAACACAAGGGAGAAAAAAATGAGAATCAAACTAGAAGCAAACAGAGACTGGGAAGATAACCTAACAGGAACTTATTGCATTTACCTTAACGGTAGAGAAGTTGGCAACGATGCCAATGGAGTAAGTTTTGATACAGATCGTAATTTAATGGGCATTAAAAATATTTCTGTTCAAAAAAGACATCAGCTTGAAGTCATCACAGGCGAAACTAAAACTGGAAAAACCTTTGAAATCTTTGGTGGTCGTAAAGCAGGTGGCAGACACAATGATTGGTGGCTAGACATTGATGGGATAACTGTTTCTTATGCAGAAAATGCTAAGTGGTTAATTCAACTTCTTGTAGTTATTGAATGGGATGATGAGCAAATAGAATACTCAAACAATCTTTACAAAAAAGAATTAGAGAGAAAGAGAGCATAACTCAACCTCAAAACCTTAAAGGCTCTTAACTGAGCCTTTTTTATTTATATCTTGACATTTCCTATATAGACCATAGTGTTTTACTTGGATATATCTAACTTTAATGAGGTTTTTGTTTGGCTAACAAATTTGATTCGACAAATTATCCTACTCAAGTTCCTAGCGAATTACAGCTTGGGGATTTCTGGGCATGGAAAAGAGATGATCTTGCTAGTGATTATCCAGTAGCAGATTACTCACTATCTTATGAATTCAATTTAATTGATGGTGCAACTGCATCTAATTTTACTTTGACCGCAACAGAGTCAGGAGATGAATACATAATTTCAACCTCAAGCACCTCTTCATACGCTAAAGGCAACTACAACTGGATTTCTTACATCACTAGAAGCTCAGATTCAGCTAGAATTAAATTAGAAGAAGGTTTTGTAGAAGTACAAGACAATTATGCAACCACTTCTGCTTCAGTTAGAAGTCATGCAAAGAAGGTTCTAGACGCTATTGAAGCTGTGATTGAAAATAGAGCAACTATGGATCAGCAATCCATGAGCATAGCAGGAAGATCATTATCAAGAATGTCTATTAATGAACTTTTAACATTTAGAGATAGATATAAGTCAGAGTATTTACGAGAAGTTAAAAGAGCTAGAATTAAAAATGGTCGTGGCTCTGGAAACACAATAAAAGTTAATTTTGGACACAACGTCACAACACCTAAGAGTTATAAATAATGGCATGGTATAACAACATCTTTAATAGAACTGAAGTCAAGGCAAAAAAACGTCAAGCCTATAGAAGATCTTATTCTGGTGCTAATGCAGGAAGATTATTTGCAGATTTTTTAACTACTTCCACCAGTGCTGATGCTGAAATAAAAGACAACATACGAGTCCTTAGAGACAGAGCAAGAGAGTTAGCAAGAAACGATAGCTATATTGCTAGATACTTAAATCTGATGGTGTCTAATGTTATCGGTAAGCATGGCATAAGAGTTAGCTCTAAGGCGAGACTAGATGACCCTGTTAACATGGGTAAGCTAGACCTAAGAGCTAACCAGTCCATTGAGGAAGCGTGGCATGAATGGACAAGATTAGGAAATTGCACAACTAACAAAAGACTGACTTTCCTAGATTGTCAGAAAATCTTTATTGAATCTCTTTGCAGAGATGGTGAAGTTTTAGTCAGAAAAATAAAAGATCTCAAATCACCTTTTGGTTTTAGAATTCAATTCTTAGAAGCAGATCATCTGGATGAAAATAAAAATGATTACTATAAAGAAACTGGTAATCGTATTAAGATGGGTGTTGAAGTAGATAAGTTTGATACACCTGTTGCCTATCATCTTTACAAAGATCATCCTTACGAAAGAACCTACCTCAACAAGAACCAACACATTAGAGTTCCTGCTGATGAAATCATTCATGCTTTCTTACCACAAAGAGCAGAGCAGACTAGAGGTGTATCTTTAGTTGCAACAGCTATGGCTAATGTCAAAATGTATTCAGGCTATATGGAAGCAGAGGTCGTTGCAGCACGTGTTGCAGCATCTAAGATGGGATTCTTTGTAAGTCCAGATGGTGACGGTTACGTTGGTGACGGAGAATACGAAGACGGATTCAGTCCTACCATGAATGCTCAAGCAGGTGTCTTTGAGCAACTACCTGCAGGAATGGACTTTAGAGCATTTGACCCAAACCATCCTACATCTGCTTTTGAATCATTCACAAAAACTGTGCTTAGAAGTATCGCATCTGGTTTAAACATTTCCTATCATTCACTTTCTAACGATTTAACTTCTGTGAACTACAGCTCCATCAGACAAGGAGCTTTAGAAGATCGCAGCATGTATCAGATCTATCAACAATTTGTAATCGAACACTTCATTGAGCCAATATTCAGATCATGGTTAGAAATGGCAGTTTCAACAAACTACATTAAACTTCCTGTTTCTAAAGTTGATCAATTTGCTAATGCGGTAACATTTATTCCAAGAAGTTTTGCTTGGATAGACCCACTAAAAGAAATGCAAGCTAACGTGATTGGATTACAAAACGGAACGCTTACTTATTCTGATATTTCTGCTTCTTATGGAAGAGATACAGAAGAATTATTTGAACAACATCAAAAAGAAATAGAGTTAGCTAAACAATATGATATCGAATTAGCCTATCAACCTTTTGGCTCTAAATTGCCAGTAGAAGCAAAGATACAAGGTGGAGATGACGATGAGCTATAAACCAACTGAAGGCATGGTCACTGAAGCTCAAAGAGGTTTAGATTGGCGTAGAGAACATGGAAGAGGTGGAACTGAAGTTGGTATTGCTAGGGCAAGAGATATTATTAATGGCAAAAATCTTTCTGAATCTACCGTCAAAAGAATGTATAGCTTCTTTTCAAGGCATGAAGTAGATAAGCAGGGTGAAGGATTCTCACAAGGAGAAGACGGATACCCATCTAACGGAAGAATTGCTTGGGCATTATGGGGCGGTGATGCAGGCTATTCTTGGTCAAGACAGATTGTTGAAAGATTAAAGAAAGAAGACGAGAGAATGTACGAAGCTAGACCATATCCCAACGAACATGCAGCAAGAATAAATAATCCAGATAAATACGTTGAATTTGCAAGAGACAACGATGAATTTGGTTCAGGCATACACGTTATTTATGGAATATTAGAAGATCGAAGCTCAGAAGTGCAATCAATAAGATTCGATTCAAGCAAGTTCACACCAGATGAAGCTAAGGCATGGCTAGAAGAACATGATTATAATTATATTGAGTTCGAAGAAGCTATTGAAGAAAAGGCATTATCTGATAAATTAGAAGAAGGCACACTATCAACCGACAAGGAGTTAACAATGGATAGTAAACAAGATAGACATATTCTTGAAGTGAATGAGACCGATGACTCTGTTGTTATCTCGTTTGCTAAAGAACACAAAGATGATATAGAAGAATCTGAGCCAGTAGAAATAGTGGATGAAGAGAATTCTATGCATGAGGAAGAAGAGAGAAAGGTAGTTGATCTTATGAGATACAGAACTATTGATCTTTCCAGAGCTGATCATATTGACGAAGAAAATCGCAGGGTCAGAGTTGGTGTATCTTCTGAATCACCAGTAGATAGAAGTTTTGGAAGAGAAGTCTTAGGACACAGAGCAGAAGATATTGACATGGAATTTATGTCAAGCGGAACTGCTCCTTTTCTATTAGATCATGATATGAC